GGTGACAGAGCGTTCTTCCTCATTTATGTCGGTAGCTTTGCATAGCCCGAAAGATTCCTTTGTCCCGCCGTCGAATTTGTACTCGCACTCGATCATCTCGTGATCTGTCTCTTGTTCGGTTGCCATTGTTTTGTTCCTTATTTTTGTAATGCTCAAGCATTAGTTATCCGATATAATAGGTATCATCTGGCATCTGCAATTAGGGTGCAAAGGGGGATGTTTTATCGACTCATACCCGAAGCCTAATGTTATATTATTGCCTGATTCTGGGCTTCTCACTGTTAAGGATGTGCCTTTATCGAACCAAGTACCGCCAAGAGTCTTTACTTTGCCATGCATAGATGCACAGTATGGACATCTGCGGTCATCAGGCACTGTATCCCACTTCACAGACGTAACAACGCCCGATTGTTTCCAGGCAAGTACTGTCCCTTCGTTGTGCGCCCAGATAGTCTCTGTTCGGACAACACGATCTGCCTTGGCCCTTGTATTAAACTGAGTTCGTACCCGTTTAATCGTCTGGCTCCTGCTTTCGCCTAGATTTATAGATTCCGCTATATCATCCCTGACTTCTCTTTGAACTGTAGTGGCTACTGATCTAATCTGACCAACTCTATCATCTAAAGACCGCAAAGCGGCAGGACTTGATACATTTACGAGGGCATCCGGTTTAACTTTCTCCATTGCATCAACTAGCCCAATGTCCAAAAGGCCACGTATGAACGGAGTAGCATTTGCTGCTATCTCATCGGCCCATTTTGCCTCGTTGAATACCGAACTTACGATATCATCAGCAGAGGCGGCAAAAGCGGCATCGCTCGCTTCTTCTTCAATGGCCTTGGGCTTGCCGTATTCCCTTAAGCCCTTCACAATATCAGCCTCCATAGACCTAAACAGCCTTGCCATAGTTGCTATAAAGACTCTCGGCATAAAGTCCGGCTCAGGCAGGTCGTTTGTTTGCCCCTCCCGCTTAACCACTACTTCAACGGCCTTTTCAGGCTCATTGACAGGCTCAACGTCTATCGGTTGTTCTTCGACTGGCTCATCGCCCCACGAGGCAGGCTCAAGGCCGTCTATCGCTCGTTCTTCGTTGATAGAGGTGTATTTAGTCCTTAAGTGGACTTCAAGTTCTTTTAATCTTGCCTCGGAATCGACCGGAGTAGCGTCATCAAACAGTAGGAATAGATTCTCGCCCCAGTTTGGAGTAAACTTCTCATTAAGCTTCTGCTCGATGCTGGTTAGTTTTGGATTGATAGTGAACTGCATCCACCATGTAAGCGATGATCTCAGATTGTCCCTCGATATCTCGGTTGGCCTGGCGAACGTTAGAGGTACGCCATAAACGCCGAAGATTTCCTCCATAGTAGTCTTACGACCGCCCATGAAGTTCATATCCTTGGGTGAGTGACCGTATTCATGGACTTTTGCACCACCAGACGCGATAAACAGCTTGCCAGTGTTCTTTGTGCCGCCGATCTTGTTTCTAAAGTCGCTTTGTATTCTTTTCTTCTCGTCAGGCTGTAGTGAGCTATCTACAGGCACTTCCATAACCATCGAGGGGTTGCCACCATTCTTGAATGAAGCAATCTCGTACTGGTTCATGGACTCATTGAGATCGATCGATTGTTCGCCTGCCCTTGTCGGGGAATCGCCCTTGAGCGGGTTTATCATGGAGGTGTATTTGAAGTGGACTATGTCTTTGGGCTTAAAGTTTCTTGTGTTATTGCCTATACGGTATTCATAGGATTTAATCTTCTTTCCATTGTCCGTAAGCTTGATTTCTACATGTTGGGACATTAAAGGCCATATATTGATGATCTCATCGCCCACGCCGCGCTCTAAATACCAATAATCCACACCGATAGAGTCCAGATACTTGACCGTAAGCTCTTTCAGGTCATATGCGTTGTCATTGGGGTTTACCTGCTTAAGGAGGTCTAATATCGGGTGGTCTGTGATCTCTACGAGTTCTGCCGCCCCATTTACCCTCTCAGCCAGCTTGGTATGCAGGAATGCGTGCTTTTCTCGGCGTATTGGGGCTGTCTTGATCTTCTTTATGGTCGCTGTCTTGGTTGTAGTATACAATCTAAGCGGCACTTGCGCACATGCCTTTGCATTCCGGTCAATGCAAGTCCACGACCAGCCGCGAATCTTAGCGATAAGCTCCTCATCGGTCTTCGCTCCACTATGCCCCATCCTCAGCCCGAAGTGTTCAAGTACGGAGGCATGGTTGAAAGCCTTGCGAAGTATAAAGCCTGCTATTTTGGTCCTCATTGACATAATACGACTTATACCATAATGTTTGTTAGATGTCAACACTTATTTTCTATTTTGTTATTTATTTAATTAACTTTCCCGCCTTGTCTCTTTTCCATATACTTAACTTGCGTTTTGGGAAGGGCCAGTTGGCGGATACCTTCTTCTCGTTGCATGGCCTGCGGTGGGAGCCTTTACCCATCTTTCACCTGCTCTCTGTATACTTCTAGGGTTGCACCGCCTGCAAGCAATACTGTCTCATTATTAGGGAATAGTGTTTTAAACTCCAAGCGTATAGCCTCCGCCTGCTTCTCAGTACAATCACATTTACAAGTCAGCACCACCACATCTCCCGGCTGTATGCTTATTACTTCTTTGCGGGGGAGGGGTTCTTCTTTTAATGAGCATTTATCACTGTCAATAGCGGGCGGCTCTTTAATATCATTACTCTTAAACGACCCATTCTCCCACTCTAAGTACTTAATAACCTCTAAAAGTCCTTCTCTTGCCATATCACTAACCTTGTAACCCATAAAGTTCATGACTTCTTTATTGTCTTTGCTCATTATCTATTCTCCCTTTATCTCTATCAGACCTATTAAATCGAGTACGAATACTACACAAAATACAACTGATATAATCGGCCCTGTCACTATCATATTAGCTATTAATCCTTGCATCGTATCAACCTCTTTAAGTCGGTACAGAGCCACCCATCCAATCAAGTGCCATAGATAAACTATTATAACTATCCAGTATTCCGTATTCATTTCTTTCCCTTTCTAAATATCACTCCATATTGCCGGATTTACACACATTGCATTGGTCAGGCTCGGCTCCTGGATTGTAGAGGGCGCAATGCGTATCTGCGGTAGTACAATGCCTCGATTCAGACTGCAAGGATATTGCCTCTGCCAGCCTCTTTGCGTCTTTGTTTGTTTCCATTATATATCGCTCCATATTGCCGGGTCATTCTCGTCAAGTGGTTCATAATCCACAAACCCGTCTTTAGTAAACATATTATCCTTATTCTCTACATCGCCAACTATCTCAAGGTCTACTTTACCGCCTCCCTTAAGCTTTGTCACGATATATCTTGTGGCATCTATTAAATGGTTGAATAAATCTGCTGGCTTATTGAGTAGTGTACCGTCCTTCTTCTCTGCCCACTTATATGAGCTGAACTCCTTGCGTAGATTCGGGCTATTCCGGTCAAGCTTGATGTTGTACTGCCTTAACCGCTGGATGCCATGCAGTATCGAGTCCTTGCCCTTTGAGCATGGTACGATGCAAAGCCCTGTGTTGCGTATCTCGGTGATTGACTTCGGTTCGGCACAATCAGCCACAATCATCTGTCGCCCAGCTACAGGGGCAAGCCTAGATGCTATATCGGGGTTTGTGAGCTTTGTTTCGTATAGATGCTCCCTGATATACAGGTCATCACCGTCAAACGCCACTTCCACAACGGCGCTGGGGTCAATGGCGAAACCGAAGTCAAGTCCGAAGCCTGTATCGTCCGTATTGTCAGGCCATTGGCTTGTAAGCTCCCAGTTATCGAAGATAAGCCCTTTAAGGTTGCCCCACATGCCCAGGCAATAGATGTTGTAGAAGTTCTTATCGCGGTTAACCAGTGACTCAAGCTGAGCCTTGTACTGCTTATCTATGTATTCATTATCTTTATAGGTCGAGTGCATTACCGTCATATGGAAGGATATTGTCTCCCCGTCAACATCTGCCGAATACTTACGTCTTACGACCTTCTGTCCTGATTCTATCTTGCCCTGTAGCTCGTCACCGAATAACTTCTGTCTTATCCAGTGCTGTTCGTTGATGGGGTTGAATGTACCCATTATCTGCTTATAGTCGGGTAGATTACCTCTTAATCGCAGGTCAAGCTGGTAAAAGTCGTCTTCGGTAAACTCTGTCATCTCCTCAAGCCAGATGCTTGTGATGCCCTGGATGGACTTGATCTTCTCTGGATCGTCAAGCCCGGTAATGATTATCTGTGAGCCGAACAGGGTAATCGTCATGTCCGTCTTGTTGATTTTGGCCTTACTGGACAAACCCCAATCAATGATATACTCGCAGAATAACTTGAATATGGATGTCCTGGCCGATACCTTAGTCTTACGCAAGCAAAGGAAGTTGTGGATTCTCCCCTCACTTGCTGCTTTGAGTATCCGGATCAAGTACTTCTCTGCTGCGAAGTATGACTTGCCGGACCCGCCCCCGCCCATGAGAATGAGCCATCTATCCTTATTAGTGAATAGAGGCTGAAAGCTGGGGTTGGTTACTTCTGCTAGGTTGGATAGGTCTATTTGGGTCTTAGGCATAATATATAGTATACCCTACTATGGGAGAATGTCAAGCGTTAAATGTCCTTGAACTTCGTGGGTAGCTTGATGGTGATTGACTCGCCTGCTGATGTGATGTCTTTACCTTCTCTTAAGCCGTGGTTGGCCGATAGTATCAATGCGGCTATCTTGCTATTGTATGTGCCATCAAGCCCTTTATTGCATAGTTGATTCTTGGACATCTGCTTAATTTTCTTTAAAGACTCGGAAAACTCAGAATGTTTATCTTTCCATTCATACAGCGTATCCTCGCATACTCCGATATAAACCGCTAGTCCGCAAAGACTTACGAGTTCTTTCCTTTCCTTGCATTGGTCAAAGAATCCCTGTAGGTACTCTATGGTGTTGTATTCCTCTTTATATTTGCTTGGTCTGCCGCCTGCCATGCTATCTCCACGGTCTTTTAAATGAGAATATGAAACATATCCCTAGTATTATTAGTCCTGTTATTGTTATATCTGCATAATCCAAGTCATTCCTATCGGTTTAACCTAGTAACCCTGTAAAC